GCACTATCAGATGGTTGACAACAAATCATGGAAATTGAAGACCGAATTCGAGAGGACGACGTGGTTCACTACATTCACTTTGAACACCTGGGATGGTGGAAGAAAAGCAGGTTCGTGAACTTCTATTTGGAGCGAGTCGGGAACGGCGTTGACTTCATGGAAGTTATCGACGCTTGGAACACCTTCGCCACTCGCCCCGAAGACACCGTTTACATCGTGAGCAAAGAAGTCACCGAACTGTCACGCTCTTCGCAATGTTGCGGGGGAAATCGGGGTCAGTGTTGCGGGCCAAAGCCAGATGATACCCAAGAAGCTGAATCGGAATAATCTCGATCAGCGGGGAGATCAAACTGTTTACGGCTGGGATCGGAATCCACAGGTCGTAGACGGGATTGTTCTTGTCGGAAATGCCGATGATTTTGGCCCCACGACTTTTCGCCTGCATCCCGGAAATCAACATATCCTGATGAGTCTCGTCGGACGGATTCATCAGGATGACGTAAGCCTTATCGTCCATCAACGCCAGCGGCCCGTGCTTCATTTCGCCGCCCGGTAAACCTTCAGCGTGAATGTACGCCATTTCTTTCAACTTCAGGGCCGCTTCCAGGGCCACGGGGTAGTGTACGCCCCGCCCCAGGATGTAAACGTCCGTGGCGTCCCTGAGTTCGGCTGCCGCCTGTTGAACCGGGGCGAGGGTCTTCAGAGCCGTTTTGATGGCCGAAACAATGGCATTTTCGGGCAACGAGAAGGGTGTTTTGCTGAGGCAGCCAGCCATCCTCAGCAGTATCGACACCTGAGACGTGAAACTCTTCGTGGCTGCCACCCCGACCTCGGTTCCGCAGTTCAAACCGACGGCAACGTCAGCGATCCGGGCCAAACTCGATGTCAGGTTGTTGACGATGGCGTAGATTCGGGTTCCTTTATCTTTTGCCAGATGCACGGTATCAAGCACGTCGGCACTTTCTCCACTTTGAGAGATCGCAACAAGCACAGAACGTCCGGTGAATCCGTAGGAGGAAAAACGGGATTCGCTCGATAGCACTGGCTCAATTCGGATATTTGCGTGTTTGGCAAGAAGGTACTTCCCAACGAGTGCGGCGTGGAAGCTACTTCCGCTTCCTGTGACGTAGAGGGGTTCGCCCTCCCAGGTCGAAGCGGAAATTCCGTCCAAGACCTTCCCCAATTCCTCCGGGTTGTGCAAGCCTGCCTTGATGACCGTTTCTTTTTGTTCATTGATCTCCTTCAACGTGAAGTGAGCGTACTCCTCCTTCTGAGCGTCTACGAGTTCTTTGGACAGCTTCACCGACTGGTGCGAAACCGAATGACCTTGGAAGTTGTAGAACTCGATACCCCCCGCCTTCTCAGGCCGGATGACAACGAACTCCCGGTTCTCCAAATAGATGGCCTCATCCGTGTGTTCGATGAAGCCGAGTACATCGCTCGCAATAATGTAGCCGGTCGGCGCAATTCCTACGATCAAAGGTTCATGATTCCTCGCCGCAGCGATGGAACCGTCGTCAAAAAGTGCTATGAAGGCGTAATTACCCTGTAGTTGGGCAATAGTCCGTTGCATCGCCGTCTTCGCATCACAAATCGTGGCGAAGTAATGACCCAACAAGTGGGCGATGACCTCGGTGTCGGTTTCACTCTGAAATGGCTGCTTCACTGTCAGCTTCAAGTCTTCGTAATTCTCAATGATGCCGTTGTGAACGACGGCCACGTTCCCGTACTCGGTCGCCAGATGTGGGTGTGCGTTCTCGACCGACACCTTCCCGTGGGTCGCCCAGCGGGTGTGTCCGATGCCGGTTTTGCCTGACAGTTTATCGAGATTGCACTGAGAGTTGACTTCCGAAACCTTACCGACACCTTTGGAGATTTGGATGCCGGACGACAGTGTGGCGATTCCCACACTGTCGTATCCACGATATTCCATACGCCCCAAACTCTTCACGAGCAGCGGGGCGACCTCATCACTCCATCGACAGCCTACTATGGAACACATTCTTTTTCTTCTTGCTCCCCTGAATCGAGACTTCCTTGTTGCTTTCGTTGACCCTGTGCCTGAAGTTGAAAACCAAGAAAGCAGTCTTCTCCCTTATAGTAGATTCGATCTGAGCCAAACCGTGCCCGCCGTCGTCCGATTCTGCTTTCTTTGCGGCGATCATTTCCTTCAAAGTTTTCACTTTGTCTTTGACACCCTTGAGGTATTCCTTCTCACCGGCCATGCCCTTCTCCAGCCACGTTTGTAGGCGGGTGAACACTGCGTCGTCGATCTCACCCTTGATACTTTCAAGGTCGGATTTCAACTCGTCTGTGTTGACCGCTTCTTCTTCGGGCGGCGATTCGCTCATCGGGGCGGTGCGGGGTGGCTTCAATTTTCCACTTCCACCCTTCTTCTTTTTGCTGCCCGGAGCAACCGGGTCAGGCAGCGGGGCCGTCCGACCAGCCGGGGCCACTGGTGTGACTTCTGGTGGGGTAGGATCAGGGTCCAGTGAAGCTGTTCGTTTCGGGGCTGGAGCCAACGGGTCAGTGACCGGCGGTTTCGCTGCCGTTCTCTTCTTGTGCCGTTCGGTACGGTCAGTCGATGTTGCGTCGTACTCTTCACCGTGGAGTCGCTTCGCTTCTTCCACCGCTTTGGCGAGTTGTTCGGGTGTCCTGATCGGATTGCCCGGAAGTTCGATACGCTTCTGCCGAACGAGCCGACTGTACAACTGCCGCCCCGGAATGCTCTCCAGGTGCGTGAGTCTTGGATCGCCGATGCGCAGAATCCACGGCAAGCCTTTGATGTCGAATTTGTTTCTGGCGTGGAAGGAGGCGGCGTGGGCGTGACCGCCCCCGGCAGCGTCCCATTGTTCTCTTTCATTAACCGATAGTTCCTTCCACTGTCTCTTATCGGCAGCCGGGGCTTTGACGCTGGGGTCATCTGCCGCTGGCGGCGTGGTCCTCGGAGCCGGTGTCGGTGCTGGCGACGGTTCTTCGTCGCCGTCGTCCAACACAGCCGTTCTCGAAGTCATGAATTTCTCGGCCTGATTCAGTGCGTTTTCGTCGCCGGTCAGGATGGCGTTCTTGGCCCGCTCGTAGGCGTCCGCACCCATCTTACCCTTCAGCGGCTTCAATTTTTCCATCAACTCGTGGCGGCGGGTTTCAAGGTCGTCGATCCTTGTCGGTTCGGCGGCTGCCGGTTCTTCGTGTTCTTCGTCGCCGTGGATGTGAGAGTCGTCACGTTCCTCTTCCGGCTCGTGTCCGACTGTCGGGACTTCGTGGTCCGAAGAAGAGGGTGCGTAGGGGTTGGCGACTGGCCCGTGGTGTCGGGCCATCAGGGTCATGACGGCGTTTTTGAACTGTTTGGCCCATTGGTCAACGACCCGAATTACTTGGAGTTTTTCCGCACCGGGGGCGAGGCCGTTCTCCAGCAGGGCGGTTTGTTCGTGAAGGAATTTGTAGTGTTCGAGGGGAATCCTTTGTACGGATTCCGTGGTACGGCCCAGGTCGTCGCCGAGCTTGTTCTGCCAGAAGTATGGGTTCTGTTGGTTGTAGCGACCGTGCCACATATTGGACCACCAGTTCTTCATCCGGTCCCACACGCCCCGCTGGGCGTCGGGGCCGGTCATGGGATTGGCAAGCTGTTGCTTCAATGACGTGACGAACTGGTCGATTGTCCGCTCAAGGTCAGCGGCCAAGTGATCGGGCATTGTGGCTTGTGGAGCCGCCTCAGCCGGGGCCGGGGCGGTTTCGACTATCGGTTTCTTCCTGTATTCAGCAAATGTTCGCATATTTTCACCTGCGGTATATAGGAAGAAATGGGTTAGTTCTGCTCGCTGATGTACTCTCCGATCTTCTTGAGTGACATCAGGCAGGAGTCGAACCTGTGGAAGTCACTGGAAAGATAATCAAGAGCGATCTCGTCGAACTTCTCGGCGGCGTCTTCTTCGGCTACCTCGAAGTAAATGGCCTTACCCTTCTTGCCTACGACTTTGTACTTGTGCATCAATATGTAGGCTGCCGCACCCAAATCGGTGACGAATCGGTGCTTCTTCTGGTCGAACGGGTATTCGCCGATCTTTTTGAGAGACATGATACAGGAGTCGAACCTGTGGAACTCACTGGAGAGGTAGTCAAGGGTTAGCTCGTCGAACTTCTCCGTGGTGTTTTCGTTGTCGTCCACGAGGAAGTAGATGTCTCTCCCCCGGCGACCGATCACCTTGTATTCGTGCATCAGAATGTACGCAGCAGCACCCAGGTCGCTGACGCATTTTTGCTTTTTCATTGCTTTACCTTTCTTTCGAGAATCCACGCCCCCGGAGGGGCGTGGTGTTTTGCCTTAGAACAACTTCTTCAGCTTCTTGACGACCAGCCGACCGACCATTTTGTCGGCAACCTTCGGGGTCGCAAGATTCTTCAAGCCGGTGAACGCATCGTTCACTTCCGACTTGTTGATTTTCGTGGTCGCACCGTCCACCGTCAGCACGCCGCACTTCCACTCGATCCTGCGCCCAGGGAAGTGGGACTTCACGAATGTCATGAAGCCGTCGGAGTCGATCTTACGGTATTCCGGGAACACCGTGCCCATCTTCTCCCACAGTCTGTCCATGTCGTTCAGAAGCGGGTTTTCTTTGGTTGTCTTGGAAGAATTTAGAGGAGCGGATACCTTCTCAAAGTATTCCTTATTCTTCTGCAATTCTTCCACCGTCTTTTCCGACTTCAAGTTCAGAACCTTGTTGAGTTCGTCCTTGGTCATGCAGGGTCGCTCGGCTGGCGGATTATCCCGGCCCGTCGCACAAGACTTCGGAATCGGAATCCCGCTCAATGCCTTGTACTCGAACATGGTCGTTCCGGCGTCGAAGTCCGCAGCGGTCTTCTTCGGAACCGACAAGTCACCCTGCATGACGCTTTCCGTCTTCAATCGGTTCTCGTCCAGTCCGTCGAATTCCTTCTTGACGAAACTCACCTTGCGCACGTCTGGCATCGGATCGGACTTGCCGTAAACGGAGTAATCCGGTGCGGTGAAACTCAACTTGTTGTCATCTACCGGGCCGGTGAATCCGAGTTCCTTGTCGGCCAAAAGGTAGGTGTTGGCGTTGGTGAAGTAATCTTCCTTCATCCACAGTTCTCGGCCCGTGTCGTCCACCGTCTTGATGCGGTAGTTGCCCCGCTCCAGCACCGGATAGTTCTTCTCGTAGGTGAACTTCAAGTGCTTCTGCTTGACCTCGTGAACCTGCTTGCCTTCTGGCAAGAACTTCATGGTCGCAACCACCGGCTTGGTGGCCTTCGGTTCCGTGTGGAAGCGGTCTTCCACTTTCGTTGTATCGTTCATACTCATCCTTTCTTATCGCAGTGTTGTTACTTGGCAGCTTCGGCAGCGACCAAGCAGCCACGGGCCACGCTGTAGAGCGGGTCGGTGGGCTTGATGATGTCGCCAATCTGAATAGGCAGAGTGGCGGCTGTGATGGTATCCTTGAACAACGTCGCAAACCCGTAGGGCGACGACGTACCACCAGCAATCACAATGTCTACAGGAGCGTCCGCACGGACGGCCTTGGCAGCATTGGCGAGTCCCTTCTTGATCTCGCTGACCGTGTGTTCGACCATCAGGTGATACTGTGTGTGTATCGCCCGCTCGATGAGCGTGGTCGGCGGCTTGGTCAGGTCGATCTTTGTCTTCTCTTTGTTGATGAAGGAAATCGTCTCGCCGGTCGCTCTCGCAGCCTGCTTGTCGATCCAGTCGCCGGAATTGACGATTGCGAACTGGAACACCGGGTTGCCGTACATCGAGTAGCACAGGTTTACCATGCCCGCCCCGAAAGATACGCCGATCCCCGTGAATGCCTTCTTCCCAAGTTCAGCATAAACCAACGCCAACCCTTCATTGATGGGCCGGGGGTCTACCTTGAAACCTTGCTCGGACTTGTAAGCCTTGAAAATGGCCTCAAGAATTTTGTTGTGATAGTCTGCGTCCGTCTCCTCGTTGATGGCGTTGGCCGGAACCGAGTAGTACAGAACTTCGCCGTCCCTCTTCACGTCGTCCAACAGGCTGTGGATCATGATGGACATGATCTGGAAGGCGTCCTTCTCCTTCGGGTTCACGCAACCGGATGTCATCGGGCGCTTCAACTCAAGCTGGCTCATCGTGTAAGCCATGTTCACTGCCGCTTCGCCCAGGGCGTAACCGACCTTCTCCCGCTCGATCAACGGAACCCCGGCGTTCTTCATCATGTTGAAGACGAAGCGGTTCTCCAGAGGCAGTTCCAAGAAGGCGTTGACCTCACGCTTGTGTACGAAATTTCCCTTATCGTCCCTAGTACAAGCAACCAAGTTGTACGTTCCGCAGTCGAATCCAATCGGCATAGTTACTCCTTCTTTCCGAAGTTAATCTTTGTGGAAGAACCAAAATCGGGGATCGCCCAATGCGGGTCTTCTTTCGGCTTTTCTTGCTCTTCGGCGACTCTCCCCTGCGCAGTCACCTGCAAACCAGAACTGTTCAAATTGATGTTCAAGTCGAGTATGATCGACACCTGAACCTCACCGTCCTTCGTGACGATCTTCACTTCCTGTGGTCTGATGAGTTGTGGCATAACTTATCTACGTCCTGTGTTCTATTTTTCTACCAAACTAAACGAGTATCGGGAGAGTTCTTCTGTCGGTGGGCCACCGCTCGAACATCCTCCGCACCCCGTCTTGCAACATTTCTTTGCTCAATTCCGTCAAACAAGGTTTCGGCAAAGTGTTGCATTTCGGGCACGAAGCGAATGTGAAGCACGGGCCGCAGTCCCAATCCCCGTCGTCCCGGTGCTTCTGCACCAGCACGAAGTTGAAATACTTCCCGTATGTCTTCCCGTCCGCAAAGGTGAAGATTCCCAACAAAGGTTTCTTCAATCCACCAGCCGCATGGAACGCCGCCGTGTCTACAGAAATCACATAATCCGCTTCGTTGATGTAGCACATCCACTCGTGGATGCTCGATCTGTACAGTCCCGGCACGCCCAAATCCGCTAGTTCTCGGACCTCATGGTTATGTATCCCCAACAGAGTACAATCCGCAGTCGCTTCTATAATCGCTTCCATCTGCCACGGCAGTAACGACTTCGTTGACATCTTGCTCACCGGGGCCAACAGCACCACCGGCTTGCCGGTGCGATGCTCGTCCATTTTGGCCTTACACCGGGCACGCACCTTGGGGTCCAGGCGGATGTTCATCTCGTGGTTTTCGAGGGTCACGCCCAGCGTCTTCGCCCAAATGTCACTGCGGTGGTCCGTACAATTCGGGGCGTAAAAGTTCTCGTATCGGTCGGCAATCGTTACGCAGGTGTTGTAGTGCGCAACGTAGTCTTTGGTGTTCACCGTCCGGGCGTCCACGACCTCTGACACCGCCGGATGGTCCCGCACGGCGTCGAAGTATTCCGGCAGACAGGCGAACACGAGCCGACAGTCCGGGACCACTTTCTTCAAATCGTCCAACATCATCCGCTGCATGAACACGTCGCCCAGCCCGCCTTTCTCGTGCCAAATCAACACGGAATTCCGCTTCTTGTGGAAGTCGGCCAGACTCAACGGTGGCGGGGCGTAGACTTTAGGTTTGATTAGCTTCGGCATGAAATGAGAGAGTACGGAAACGAAAAAACCCGGCGTGATTAACACGCCGGGCCTTGTTCATTCAACAACAGGGGTTAGCTGTTGCAGACGCTCCTGACGGAGACGAGAACCTGTACGTTCGAGGTAGAACCACCGGAGACGGTGTTGGCGAACTGAATCTTCGTGACCGACAGTTCTCCAGAGTTGAACACCTGGGTTTCGCCAGCGCCCAAATCGAAGATTGCGGTGGACATTCCGTTCAACTGAACCTTGACAGCCGTGGAAGACTGGTTGGCGATCTGGACGAAGATGGCGAAGCCACCAGTGTCACCCAGGATGTCAACCGTGTTGCCAGTCGTCGTGTACGTCGAGCCGTTCGCAACAGCGACGTTGTAAACCTTCGGGAAGGTGTTCTCAGATGCCACGTCGCTCCAAACCGAACCGTCGTCCGTCACAACAGTGATGAAAGCCTGATCCAGCGGAACCTGTGGGTACGCAAAACGCTTCCAGTAGTTGCAGTCAGTGAAAGTCTGACCGTCGAACAGCTTGCGGTAAGTCCTGTTCGGTCCAGCGACGTAGATCGTCCTCTGGATAGATGGCTGCATTTCGTTACCCAAGTTGCCGTAAAGGGCCGCTTGGTACGGGGTCGCCGATGCAGGGTTCAAGTCCATGTAACCCTGGGCGATGTTGTTCAATGTTACTTGAAATACGCTCATTTTGCTCCTTGTGATCCGATCTTGTCTTCAAGAATATGTAAGCACCACAAGTCATAATTTGAGAACCGTATTCTTGGGGTACATACATTTGAAGAGATTTTCACCAAATCCCGTGGCAACCAACACCGTCCTGGCTCCGTCGGCGGCTGCCTGGAACACCTTCTCCGACTCGACGCCGATGACGAATTCGGCGTCCTCGATGTCGCCGTCCACGGACAGGTTGCAGCCCTCGGCCAACATCAGTTTCTTGTAGCTTTGAATTTCTTCCGAGTTCAGGGAGCGGGTGGGCAACATGCCCTGGGTGATGAGGACGCACTTGCCGGTTTTCTTGTGCGGCTTGGTCGGGACGGGGCCGCAGGGGACGAATGATTCTTTCATGAACTGTTCGACCGGATGGACCTGCATGTCGCACGTCAGTTCTCGGACGTGCGCAAAGTCTTCCTTCTTCATTTCCGACTGTGTGACGACTCTGGGTTCTGTTCTCAATAGATCAATTGCGGAGTCCCGACAAGCTATATACACCTGAACGCCTGGGTGGGCCTTTTCCATGAAGGGTCGCAACAGTTTCAACTGAACTAGGTACTCGGTGCAGTTGCCGTAGTAGGCAATGCAATACTTGTTTTTGATCTTCGCATACGTTGGTAGAGGTACAGGCATGAATGATCCCAATAAGGAAGGCGTCGAAGCCCTCGGTAGTTTCTTCAATCAATTCGGGTCTTTGGACGACGTGTATACCAGAGTATTCTGGGAAGTGTTGTTGGAAGAGTTGTACGGAATCAACTCCTCTAGTGAGGAGGAAGAAAATGCCGAAACCGAAGAAGAGTGACTTGTATTTGTATCTGGCCCGGCGGGACGGGACCGGCGTGAAGATCATATCGAGGATGACGGGAATCGAACAACCAGCCGTGCGGCTCAAAGACCTGCGTTCTCTCCAACTGCCCGCCAACGTCCACATGGCGATTCAGAAGATTATCCACGACGAACGAATGCTCTGGGAACCGTGGATCGAGTCTGCGGAAAGTTTCGAGGCGCTGAGGACGAACCTCAAGAAGCGTGGACTGACCGGCCTGCCCCTTCACGGACAGCCAGCAATCATGCCCGGACTGATGACGACTCAGCCAGCGGCCTCGACCAATAATCTTCCGAAGGGAACGTCGATGGTGCGGAAGAAGTCTTAGTCCGAACGCTTGACGTACATCCGGTGGATCGTGAAGGAACCGCAGTCCACTTCGATCATCAGCCGGTGGCCGTCAACCTCGGCGATTACGCCGCCGTTCTTCTTGAAGTCCTTGGCAAGTTCCTCCAGGTCGTCTTCGGAATCCATTCTGGAAACCAACTTCCGCAAGCCCACTTTGGACTCGACGGCGACACCTACGAGGTCTGGCTTTGGAGCCTCCTGTTTTTGACTCTCCATCCATTTTTTGAAGTCACTCAGGGAGAATGAGGCCGGGTTTAATCTCTCCCCTTTGTGGTCATTCCTTTTTGTCATCTGTTACTCCGTCATGTAGGAAAGACAGTATACTGTCCTCCTTTATATACACAGCATTGTTGTAAAGTGGACCACAACTATGGTCCCCGACTACTACTTGTCGATACTGTGCCGCCTTCAACCAATGCAGAGAGCCGTCGATCAATCCGTGGGCCTTCCTCTGCGGGGGGTAAATCCACATGCCGTTCTCAAGCTGCTCGGCGTCAACCCTCTCTTCTTTGAAGGCATCATCGCAGCAAAACAACAACAATTTCTCTACACCAAAACGGTACGCCAGGGCGATGGCCGCACAGATCGGATTACGATAATCGTCGATCTGGTACTGAGCCTCTTTCTGGTCCATCCCGTTGTAGCCCTGCTCACTCACCGGAGCATAGCGATACTTCGTTCCACGATAGGCGGTCAGGAATTCGTGGTTGGTTCTCGTCGAAGCAATGCACTTTGGGAATGTCTTCAACCTACGAGGCAGATACATCATGCACTGGTCGTAAGGATTGTTTACGACGTAATAGGTAGGGTTCCTCGGCAAATTCCATTTGGCTAAAGCACCATGAACTGCAACAATTGCCACATCCGCTGGCAGACTTTCCAGCAAGTTGTGCTTGTCCCTGAACCCGTACCCGTCGGACACGATCACCATCTTCTCGTGGTAGAAGTTCTCACTGTCGATCCAGGCGTACCTCGACCGACTGTTGTTGACCTCATTCCTCAACAAAAGAAAATGGTCCTTCTTGTCAATCGTCTCGTTGAGATCGACGTAAGGGACCAAGTTCTTCGTGAAGTTACGAACCCACATGCCCTCCGTGGTCAGCAGGTATTCGTTCTTGTTCTTGTGCTTTTTGATTCTCATATCAGTTTGGTTTGCAAGGGACAATCGCTACGCAGTTCGCAGTCTCGTTCTCGCCAGTCAACTTGCTGGTGTCGAGACTGATCTTGAACTCTATAGGAGCGCCCTTGTAGACCATTTCCAACGGCTCGTCCGGCAGTTTCAACTTGATCTCTTCCGGCCCGATCAGTTGGATCGTCGGCGGAATGCCAATCACCTGGATCGTGTCGGGAATTCCGCTCGCATCCACCACAATCGTCCGGGGGAAGTCCACAGGCACTTCCAACCGAATGACCGTCGGCACGGATGTCGCATCCAACGTAATCGACTTCGGAATTTCCGTCGCCCCGATCAACTCGATGGTCCGTGGGAACTCAGCACCCGTAACAAGCTCGATGCTCTTCGGGATGTTCTGCCAGCCGGTGATCTGGATGTCCGGTATCTTCGGGGCCACGATCTCGATCATCGCCGGGATGTCGTGAATCACCCGGATGTCAGGTATCTCAGGAACAACCAAGTTGATCTCGGACGGAATCCCGATGTCCGACGTGTCAATCGTACCGGCAATCGGCGAGAACCCGTCCTGGAAGTCGCCCAGCGTTCCCATCAGAGCCGGTGAGGACGAAGGAGTCGGACTGCCGCTCGGACACGACACGGAAACCGTACACGTCACCGTCGGCGGCGATCCCCAATCCACAGTGATCGTCGGAGCAGGACCGAACGAGATCATCGTCGGAATGCTCACCGGCCCGAACGAGATCATCGTCGGGATACTCACCGGGGTGATGGTAATCAACGTCGGGATACTCACCGGGGTGATCGTGATCGTTGTTGGGATCGTCACCGGCGTAATGGTGATCGTTGTCGGGATCGTCACCGGAGTGATGGTAATCAACGTCGGGATCGTCACCGGCGTA